CTTTCACACCTAATTTTGATGCTGGCATATTTGAATACAGTGCCACACCTGTAACTACAGAAAATGGAGAATCTAAACTGGGTCAGCTAAAAGACACACTATTCGCTCAAGATAGCGCAGATCTACCTGAGACCTCATATACCAGTCACAATGATTTGGGTAAAGTTTATCCAAAAGAAGTAGAGGTAAGTCTTAGCTTTACAGTTCTTCATGAATACCCACTTGGCTTTGGTGGTCCACGCCGACCAGACCAGCCATACAAATGGGCTGAGAACGAGAACAGAGATTGGCCACACGGCACAGGACCAACTTATCCTGTTCTTGAATATATGACCAAAGATAATATTGAAGGAACCACCACCCTTATTGAAGAAGAGGAGCCCACTGAAGGTGAAGTGCCCTCAGAAACATTCGAAGACAAAACAAAACCTCCGATAAGAGAGACGATACCTGGAACGGGAGGTCAGAAGGGAAATGCTGACGTTGAATATTACATTAATGAAAATGGTGAGGTTGTGTTAATTGATTAAATTAAATTTTAACTCTAATTATAGTTATGGCTTATACAAATAAATTTAGATATAGAAATAGATCAGTTTTTGCAAACAGCGATGATCTTTATGATGAACTGTTAGAAGCGAGGGGCGTCGAAAGAATACAGCAGTATGCTACCACTGAAAATTTAGATTTGACTAAGATTGGTAACATAAAGACCATACCTCATACTTGGAAAACAGGGGATAGGTACTTTAAATTAGCAAATCAATATTATGGTCGCCCTGAACTTTGGTGGATTATTGCTTTATATAACAAAACTCCAACGGAAAGCCTTTTAAAAAGAGGCAACGTAATCCTTATCCCAACACCAGTTGAACAAATATTATATTACTTATAGGTAAAAAATGGCAGACTTTACTTTAGCAGATTACAAAATTCAAGCATACCTTTTAGCAAACGCTGAAAAGCTGGGCGAAATTACTGGTAGAACAGGTGATCCGCGTGTTCTTCCGACCAATCCGCAGAATTTTATGGTTAGAAAGGCAGTTGGTTCTAGGAATGTATCTTCGGGTGTTAATTTAGCCGAGGTGATTGCAAACACACTAACTGAAAAAGACAAAATAACATTTGTAGATTCGTTGCCCGGTGCTGTGAGGTCAAGACTGGTTCCTTATATAAATTTTTATAAAACTATAGTTGATGGTGAAAAGGAAGTAGATATAAGATTAGAGCCAGGTAGAGTTGATCCTAATTTTGTTCGTTCGGCTGGTGTTAGCCAAATAGACGGAACAAATCAGTTTAGTAATCCAGGCGTCAACATTGATAGCATTGAGATTGTTAGGCTCGGTGGTAACCCTGCCGAGATTGACACCAATATCACTTTTAAATTGACTCTTCGTGCTTTGAGGCTCGGTCACTTTTTTGACAGACAGAAAGCGACAAGTGAAAATGTTAGAAAAAACTTTGATGGAGACCTTCCAGAGCCAATAAAAAAACAACTTGGTGCAGGCGTTGCTTGGATTGACTTAATCAAGATAAACTTGTTGGAGCAAGAAACAATTAGGGATAATCCAAATTATAACGCAATTCAACAGCAATTACACAGATTTGGAGCTAGATTTGGTATCGATTTTAAAGAAACTTTATTTAACGAAGAGTCAAATGGTAATATCTATGATGAAACTAAAACAAAAGTAAAAGTAGAGCTTGGCTATAAAAAACTAAAAGATGAAGATTTGACATCATTAGGTTTTGATTCCCTCTTCTTCGAACAGATCAATGATTCTATTGAAGCACAGAAACAAGTTTTCTTCCTTAATCTTGTCCAAAATGAAATAGGATATGATGCAGCAGATGGAGCGCAACTTTCAATTGATTTTGTTGCAGCAGGAGCAATGTCAACAACAACAAGAAAGAATGACATCCTATTTGACCCAGCGTTCTTAGAAAGCGAGAAGCGCCTCAATGATCAGAGGTGCAAGATACTTGAAAAATTGCCACACAAGGAGTCAGGCACGGAGAGGCTTGGTCCAGACACCTACGGAAATTACACAACCAGGCAGCGCCCCGCAAACAAAATGAGGGCAATGGTTATCGACCCGTTTGCAAAATTGACTGGCGATATTGAGACTCAAGCAAGGATACTAAACGTTCAAGGAAGAGGGCTTGACTACGACATCACCTCGTATGAAGACGAGGTAAAAACAGGAATTCTCGATTCAACTGATACAAAGAACGCAGCCATTGGACAAATTGAAACTAACTTAGATTTGTTAAATCAAATAAAAAGAAACTTATTAATTCATGGGCTATATGGAGCCCCGCTAATGCACGCAAACGCAGAAGAAGATGATTTGCCTTATGGTTTTGACACCCTTGCAAAACAAGGTTTAGCTGGAGCCGCCGCTCAAATATTAAAATCTCGTGTGTATATGCATCACGCAAGAAAAGATCATATTTTAAACTATGTATCATCATTCTTATCTCCGATAAGTGATAGCAATACAAATCCATATGTTCAAAACTTTGGAGATTTGTACTTTTTTAAGGAGGAGCAGTTGGGTGCGAAAGACCGCGAAGGAAACTACAATGAGTATACTCAAACAGAACTTGAAAACAATGTTAAGGACTTGTCAGCAAAAACAGACGAACAATATCTTTCAGATCTTACAAATGATTCTGCGTCAAACCTTATTGATGGGGATGAGGTGCAAATTGAGTTCACATTTTTAGGCGATATTATAGAGACAGCCTTAGAAATTATCGCCGCCAACAATAGGCTTACCGAACCAGATATTAGTAATTTACAAAAATGGTTTAACAGATCAGGCGAATTTAAACACGCAGGTTCAAATATTGTTGAGGTGAGTAAAACTTGTTTTATTCAACCTTTTTATTGGCGCACTACTCCCGATACCGACGTATTTAAAAAGTTAACTGATTTATTGGGCGGCGATATTATAATGGGTGACATCACTTATCAAAGTCCAGCAGACCCAAATCAAGAAATAACTGTGAACCTTGCGGACCTTCCAATCTCTATGATAGAATATAAAAAATGGTTTGCAACTCACATTGGCGGAACAAGAAGAACAACATTTTTTCTTAAAGACTATATCAACATGTTAATGCGCTGGGTATCACGACTAGTTGGTGATGCTGTGAATTCTATGAGAACCACAACAACAAACAAAGAGCCGCCACAAATTACTGTAAACAAGGTATTTGTAAACAAAAAGCCTCCCAGCGGAGGAAGTATCTTCGGTCAAGTTACTCGCACGCCAGGGGCAGCAAACAGCGGCGATTCTTCACAGTCTGCTATTGATGTAGGCAAGATAATAGAAGTTATTAATAGTCAGGACCAAACTCAATTATCCCCCAGAGTGTTGACAATAATAACTCAAGCTCCTTCGCCCAAGTTAGCGTTGCCCATTGGCAAGAACCGAAGAATTCGAGACAGAGAAAATAATATTCCGCACATTGTTATTAATGATGCTGGAAATGGTGTACTCAGAAGAATAAACTTTTCGAGAGAAGACATGCCAGGTTTACGCGAAGCAAGACTTTTTGAAGGTGAAGATTTCGCTGGTTCCTCTCTTTTAAGAGAAAAATATAACGCCTCAATAGAATTTGAAGGTAATAACTTTTTCAAACCAGGCACAGTGCTTTATGTAGAACCAGGCGCTATTGATTTAGGCTACACAGACGATACAAACTCTTTTGCTCGACAATTGGGCTTAGGTGGCTATTATCGTGTTGTGCGTACAACACACAATTTGTATTTCGCTGGAAAACTTGATTGGCAAACCGCTATTTCTACAAAATGGGAAACATTTGGTGATGAATTCGCATTTAAGCCAGACCCAGATCCAAGACCTGGACGTTGCCAAAGTTCTTATTTGGCAAGGTATTCCAAAGCAAAGTCCCTCGACAATGCCGCAGATCAACAAAGTGTAAGAGAGCTAACAACAAGATATGCAACCGCAAAGAGAAAAAATGAAGAGGAGAATCAATAAATATGGATCGTTTTCGTTCAAGTCTAATCTCTTTTGAATCACGATTTGTGTATCTTGATTTTATCTCAAAATTATCTTCTTGCAATAATTACGCTTCGATCACTGATAATTTTTATTATGGTAAGGTAAATCACAATGGAGATATTATTTATCTATCAGAAAAGTATCTTGCTTCTTTGCCCACAAAGGGGCGAAAAGCATTATACGCTTTAAATTTTGTTGTGGATGCTTTTAGTGCTTTTAGGAGATATTATTTAAAAGCGATTAATGCAGGTGTTGTGAGAGATGATATATTGCGAGAAGTAATAAATCCTGTCAAGGGCTGGGAAAGTGTCCACGAACTATACGCACAAAATGTCGAAGGATTATACTCCATTCTTGTTAATTCTTATCTACAGAGACAGGATAGGAATCCAAAGGAAGCTCCTAACGATTTCGAGGGTTTTATGAGCGGGATTAATTTGTTGTTTTCTAAAATGGGAAAAAATGTGAACTTATCTCGTTCATCGTTTATAGCCTCAAGCGCTGCTCCAATTTCGACAACTGGACTTGTAATCGAGTTGGCTCCAAAAAACAACAGCGTAAAGGCGAGTAAGCAAGCAGCAGCGTTTTTTAAGAGCGTTAATTATAACTTTTACATAAGGTCTTTGAAAAAGTTTGGATTTATGGTAGACATAAACAACCCAAGCAGGATCATAGCAGATATTGGCTCCCCAGCAATGCAGAAATATATGAGCAAATATGATATAACAATTGACAACTTGTTTGATAAATATTATTATAAGTCAAAAGATTATGATTATGATGTGATCAAAGTCTACCTCACTCAATTTTATAACAACTATGCTACCGACTATCCTATTAAACAAAAAATTAAAAAAGCTGGCAAAGTGAATGCTAAAAAATATATATTTGAGAGAACAAAAGCGTCTGGAATTAGAAAGATACCAATTTCATCAAACAAGATTGTCTGCCAGAGAACTTTAAAAGAAATTGTCTCACGACAAAAGCTAACACAACAGCAGCAAGAGACAATTTACAACGATGCTTATTGGATTTCTTATTATCCACAGATGATGAATTATGAGATGGATAATCCATTGGATGCGAATAGAATAAAAAAAGTTGTAAAAAATTCGCAAGATTTGTATAAAACACTTGGCATTGATGCTGCAAAAGGTTATGTTAATGGTGTGTTTAAAATTTTACGTTTTCCAACTGCTAATAAACCTTCAGCCATGCTCCAAGAGAGTACACCATTGACTTCTGCAACATCTTCTGATACAATAGGTCCATCCACTTCTGGCGGTTCCACATCCGGTGGTTCATCTGGCGGCTCATCAGGCGGCGGCGGTGGATACTAAGAGTGCTACTTGTTAATCCAAACATTAGACGATAAAAGACACTGCGTCGGCATTTATCACGACGGCAAGCTTATCTACGACTGCGAAGAATTTAACTTCGACGCTGTAGCTGCGACTTGGAATTACAATCCTGTTTTCACACAAAAAGATGCTCTCATTGCCTCGCTATTCGTCGGAGGTAAATCACTAAATGAAGTTTGCCCTGATTTTCTTAGACACCGCTGGGACAGCATTAACGCTCGTCTGAACGCCTTTTACAAGTCATTTTCTACTGCCAAAATAAGCATGGATATCCACTGCTTCTTTGACCTTGTTCCTCAACGATTTCTGCTTGAGTATTGTGAGGTTAAGAACAGAATTACAGATCATATTGTCAAGACGTACACCAAGCCTGCGAACTATGACTTCCTGCGAGACTTGGCGGAATTAACCTACGATATCAGTCAACAAAAACTAAATGTTGACTACTCAGAGATCGCCCGCAATAGCCACCAACTAAAGGTCCGCAATTTTCTTAAGAAGTCTAAATACACCAAGCCGCACATCAATTATAATATGTGGGGCACGAAGACTGGGCGTATGACAACTCGCAAGCACTACTTCCCGATTCTCACTCTTGATAGCGATTACCGCTCTATCATCAAACCAACAAACGATTACTTTGTAGAGCTTGACTACAATGCAGCGGAACTTCGTGTCTTGCTTGGTCTTAGTGGTAAAGAACAGCCCATCGAAGATCTTCACACTTGGAATCTAAACAATGTGTATAGCGGAATTGGAAGTAGGGAGGAAGCAAAGAAGCGGATTTTCTCTTGGCTTTACAATCCTAAGTCGAGGGATGCAGTTTCCAGTCGTTTTTATGACCGTGATGGAATCTTAAGAAAGTATTGGAACGGACAAGTTGTAATTACTCCTATGAATCGTGCAATTGCAGCGGACAAACACCACGCACTAAACTATTTAATACAGAGCACGACCAGCGATATCGTGTTATCACGAGCATTTAAAATTGCCGAGAAACTTAAAGACAAAAACTCCTTTATTTCTTTCACACTTCATGATAGTATTGTTATAGACTTTGATGATGAAGAGAGAGAGTTGGTAGGTGAGCTACTGGAATTCTTTTCTCAAACGCCTTTCGGCAAGTTTCAAGTCAACCTTAGCGCTGGTAAATCTTACGGGGATATGAGGAGGATTGAATGGACACAATAATCGGGCTTGGAAAAGCCGGTTGTGCTATTGCAGATAAATTTGCAGAATACCCTCAATATAAGATCTTTAAGATTGACTCCGAGGGGCTCGACCCAAAGCGTAAAAACTGTCATTTGTTAAAAAAACAAGACAGTCCTGAAAAGTATGAGAAAGCCACACGCACTATGAAAACATTCTTTAGCAAAACTACAGATGATATTTTATTTGTTTTGTCTGGTTCTGGAATAATCTCTGGTGCATCTCTTCAGGTATTAAAAAACTTAAAAGATAAGAATGTCAATATTCTTTATATCAAGCCAGACTTGGAGTTTCTTGGTCACACAAACATCATGCAAGAGCGTGTTGTGAGGAATGTTCTACAAGAATACACTCGCTCCGGCTTATTCAATCGCATCTTTCTTGTTGATAACAAGAGAGTAGAGGAAGTTCTTGGCGAGGTTCCAATCATCGGTTACTATGATAAACTGAACGATCTTATTGTTTCTACTTTTCATATGGTCAATGTATATAATCACCAAGAAGCCATCCACGCAACCCCATTTGATACGGCAGACACAACACGCATCTCTACACTTGGAATATTAAATGTGGACGAGGGCAAAGAAAAATTGTTTTTTTCCCTTGACAACATCCGAGAGAAGTGTTATTATTATGCTATCAACTCAAAAGTTTTAGAAACAGACGGAAAGCTTTTGCGAACCCTAACTGACAATATTAATAAAAACATTGGCAAAGAAGTTCGTGCCGGATTTCAGGTTTACTCTACTTCTTACGAGCAAAACTACGGTTACTTGGTTGTAAACACCGAGAAGACCAACAATTAGGAATTATATGAAAACCGCACTAACCTTTCTTAAAACCTATTGGAAAAGAATGGCGATAATGTTCGCGCTTTCCTTAATTGGCACCTACGCAGCGCTGGAGGTACACAAGGATGGCATTGAAATTGGAAAACAAGTCGGGCGATGTCAAATCACCTGTGCCATCTTTATGGGAGACTTTATTGCACTCGATAATAACGGGTGCCAATGTGAACTAGCAGCAGGCTTTGTCGTCACAGTTCCAATAGATCCAGATTATTTTGAAAATTCTTTGACAGAAGAATAAAACTATGTTACAATCTATAACAGCAAAGCGAGAGATTTATCGCTTTGACTCTAGACAAACCAGTCACAACTACAAGGAGAAAAGACAATGGGAATTGATTTAGATAAAATGAAGCAGCGAAAGGCTGCACTTCAAGGCAGAGGTCCAAAGAGCGATACCTTCTGGCGTCCACAGGACGGCGAGCAGACTATCCGTATCGTGCCTACTGCTGATGGCGACCCCTTCAAGGATTTCTGGTTCCACTATAATGTGGGCAACAACCCAGGCTTCCTTAGCCCAAAGAAGAACTTTGGCGAAGAGGATCCACTGAACGACTTTGTTCGAAAGCTTTTTAACGAGGGCACCGAAGAAAGTATTAAAATGGCGAAGTCACTTATGGCACGTCAAAGGTTTTTCTCGCCCGTACTTGTACGAGGCGAAGAAGATAAGGGTGTTCGTATCTGGGGATATGGTAAGACGGTGTATGAGCAATTGCTTAATCTCGTCCTCAACCCCGAATACGGAGATATTACCGATACGGAAACGGGAACTGATCTTGTTCTTCACTACGGTAAGCCCGCTGGAGCAAGCTTCCCTCAAACGAAGCTGACTCCCCGTCGTCGCTCCTCTGCTCTCTGTGATGAGGCAGTCGGCGGTGATGATCGTTGCGCGGAATTGCTTGAAAGCATTCCAGAATTCGACACGCTCTTTGAGCGTAAGACACCAGCAGAAGTTGGAGCTATGTTAGATGCTTACCTGCTTGGTGAAGAAGGCACCAACGAGGAGACTGGTTCAACCACAACCCCTCCTCCCTCCACTGACACAGTATCCTCTGTTGATGCTGCCTTCAACGAACTCATGGGAGCGTAATCCCCGCGCCCACAGGGAGGCACAGGGTTATCAGGTGCCTCACACTTTTATTTTGGAGATTAAATGAGAATGGCGAAAGCTAAAACTACAAAAGCAGGTAAATTAAACTTATCTGATATGCGTGCCCTTATTAATAAAAGGGCTGGTCTGAATGTCGCTCACGACTTGACTGAACAAAACCCCACCGAGGTTAAAGAGTGGATTCCAACTGGCTCTCGCTGGTTGGACTCAATTATTTGTCGTGGTAAACTTTCCGGCATCCCCGTTGGCAAAGTTGTTGAGATCGCAGGTCTTGAAGCAACAGGAAAGTCTTATATGGCAGCCCAAGTTGCTGCGAACGCTCAAAAGATGGGAATGGATGTTATTTATTTTGACTCTGAGTCTGCGATTGATCCGGCTTTCCTTGAGAAGGCGGGTTGCGACTTGAGCACCCTCCTTTATGTTCAGGCAGCTTCTGTTGAATTTGTTTTGGAGACTATCGAGGACCTCTTGGCAAACAATGACAATCGTATGTTGTTTATCTGGGATTCCTTGGCTCTAACTCCAGCTATCTCGGATATTGAAGGAGATTTCAACCCCCAGTCCTCTATGGCTATGAAGGCTCGTATTCTTGCAAAGGGTATGTCTAAGTTGACCGTACCCATTGCTAACTCGCAGTCTACCTTCTTAGTTTTGAACCAGTTGAAGTCAAACATCACTCGTTCACCCTCTGAGGCTATGACGACCCCTTATGTAACACCAGGCGGAAAGGCTATGATTTATGCATACTCACTTCGCATCTGGCTGACTGGGCGAAAAGCCAAGGCATCTTTTGTCACTGATGACAAGGGCTTTCGTATCGGTTCAGAGGTTAAGGTAAAGTTGGAGAAATCTCGCTTTGGTACTCAAGGTCGGCAGTGTAACTTCCGTATCCTTTGGGGCAATGAGATTGGTATCCAAGACGACGAGAGCTTGTTCGATGCTATTGCTGGTTCTTCCAGTCTCGTTCGCACAGGTGCTTGGTATACTCTTATGGATTCCACTGGAAATCCATTGGGTCCAAAGTTCCAAGCAACCAAATGGACTGAGCGCATGACTGATGAAGACTTCCGTGCGAGAGTCTATGATATTATGGACGAGGAAGTTATTTACAAGTTTGATAAGCGCGAAGGAAGCGCAGCAGATTTTTATGAAGAAAATGATGAATAAAAAAACTAGCTATACGTCTATAGAACAGGAGTAAAAAACAATGAAAAACATTCTTATCGCCGCTCTGTTTGGAGCTTTTCTTTCTGGATGTGTTGCACACGCACACCCGCATCAGCCACATCCTCACGCCTACACACAAGCCAAAGTTAAGGCTTGGGTTTGGTCTCCAGGGTATTATCGTGCCAACGGAGTTTGGATTCGAGGACACTGGTATGTTGATCGTGTTCAGCGATATAAATTGAATCGTCACCCTCGGACTCATATTCGGTGGGTTGAAGGTCGCAGGCGACCTGTGAGACCAGATCATCGTCATCGCTATCATCGCGGGAACAAGCATCGTCACCATCAACGGAATCACCACCGACATCGACACCACCGCCGATAAATAAATCGCCCCCTTCTGGGGGCATTTTTTTTCAAATAACCCTTGACACTGACATAAGATAATGTTATATTATCTATATGCTTGAGTGGTGGAATAGGTAGACACAAGGGACTTAAAATCCCTCGCTCAGTTGGGCATGCGGGTTCGATTCCCGCCTCAAGCACCATTTATATTATGAAACGACTACTTGTAATTGATGCTCTCAACTTGATGTTCCGAAACTACATCGTGAACCCAAGTTTATCTACAAACGGACAACCCATCGGAGGATTGAAAGGTTTTTTACAATCTCTCCAGAAACTCATCAGAGAAACAAAGCCCGACCAAGTTGTTATCTGTTGGGACGGCGAAGGCGGTAGCCAAAGACGCAAGTCCAAGAACAAAGGTTACAAAGAGGGACGTAAGCCGATCCGTCTTAATCGAGACATTCGTAACCTCACTGAGAATGAAGAGGTATCAAACAAGATCTGGCAGCAGACAAGGATTGTGGAGTATCTAAACGAACTACCCATCGTCCAGCTTATGTTACCAGCGGTGGAAGCAGACGACATTATTAGCGTGGTTGTTCAACACCCAAGCTTTGCTGGCTGGCAAAAAGTTATTGTTTCTTCAGATAAGGACTTCTTTCAGTTGTGTGATGGAGAGACAATCGTCTTTCGCCCCATTCAGAAACAAATCATTAATCAGAAAAACCTTGTTGAACAACATGGTATCCATCCAAAAAACTTTGCTCTTGCTCGTGCTATTGCCGGTGATAAATCCGATAACCTTCCAGGCGTAGGTGGAGTTGGGCTTCCGACAATCTCCAAGCGCTTTCCTTTCTTAGCGGAAGATGTATCTTATGATATCGACACGCTAATGGAATATTCACAAGAGCACGCAGGTAAAGTTAAAGCATACACGAATGTTCTGGAAAACCGAGATACTGTTGAAGAGAACTATCGGCTTATGCAACTTTACACGCCCTCAGTGAGCGTGCAGGGCAGACAAAAAATTAATTACGCACTAGACAACTTTGAACCAGAGTTTGCAAAAACAACAATTAAGGCAATGATGATTGAAGATGGATTTGGCACGGTTAATTTTGTTGATATGTACGCTTGGATGAATAAGATTGTAGCAGATTCGCGAACATAAAACTATTTATTAGTATGAAACTATACAACAAATGGAGAGAAACCTTTGGCGGTTCAAACAAAGTAAACCCGAACTCTGAGTTTCTCGTTAAAAATTTTAAAAACTTTATAAATGAGCAAAATGATCCAGAGGACGTAGACCTATCAAGCTTCGAGTTTCATGATGAACTCAACAAGGACTTTTGGAACCAAGAAAACGATGGACTTGACCAAGAGATTAGACAAAAATTAATTGCAATTGCAAATGACTTTTGGGATTCACTTGAGGTGGGTGATGCGGACTATGAAGATATTACTTTTACAGGATCGCTCGCTGCTCACAACTACTCTCAATTTTCAGATGTAGATCTTCACATTCTTGTTGATTTTTCTGATGTTGATGACAAGGTTGATTTGGTGCGAGAATATTTTAACGCCATGAAGTCTATCTGGAACCGACTTCACGATATTCTTATTAAAGGCTATGAGGTTGAAATTTATGTTCAAGATGTTAATGATCCACACGAGGCACAAGGACTTTATTCCGTGCTCAACAATGAATGGATTAAAAAACCTGTTCTTGACAAACAAGACTTTGATAAAGACAATGTAAAGAAAAAAGCAGCAGGTCTTATGGACCAGATTGACAGGCTCCAACCTCTCATTGACGAGGGAAAATATGAAGAAGCCGAAAAATACGCAGACAAACTAAAAGAAAAGATTCGCAAAATGAGAAAGACAGGATTAGAAACTGTTGGCGCATACTCTGTTGAGAATCTCGCTTTTAAGGTCTTGAGAAGAAATGATTATCTTGGCAAGCTTTCTGATGCAAAGCGTGAAGCTTATGATAAGATGCAGTCGATAAAAGAACAACAAAATCTTAAGGAGTAATAGTGTCAACATTTAACTCATATCAAGCAGGATTACACAATGTAGGCTCGTTCCAAGTTAGTTCGAGTCCTTACGCCACAGCTTCGCTTGATATCAACCCTGGTCCCGATTTTGCCGGTGATCCAGTTGTGCTACAGATTAAATTTGATAGAGTCTCAAAGTTTATTATTGTTAAAAACGAAGTCTCGGTTGATTTAGATGATGCCCCTCTGCGTGTAGGTTTTTCTGAAAATGGCGTAAAGGGCACCAACTATATCGTGCTTTTTAACGATGAAAACTTCACAGCAGATTATAAAGTTAGTCGTATTTATCTAATGGCACATACAGCCGTGTCATCTTCAGCCTCCGTTACTGCGGGCATGACTGGCATTCATAGCAATCAATTAGAGCACAACTGGTCGGGCTCCTTGGGAGTAGGATAATGGGCTTTGGTGGCAAGTTACCAAGAGGGTATCTAAGATCATTGGAAAGAGATTTTCCACCAAGAGAAGAATTCAATACTTACACTGCTAGCGCAGCGACCCAGTTTTCAACCAAAGTGGAACTTAACACTTACACTGCCTCCGCCGCAACCAATTTTACAGCAAGGACGGACTTCAACACCTACACTGCCAGTTCCCCCGCCGCAGGCACGGGAGGCGGCATTTTCTCCCAATCGGCTGGCGGTGAACAACTTGCAACCAGTAGTGTTGTTTTTAGTGGCAGTAATCCAAGTTCGCTCATTCTTAATGTTGAGGGAATTTCTGAATTAAGTGGCGGTTTAATTCACAAGCGTTTTGTAAGAACCAGTAATTATACACTAACGACAACTGATTACCTTATCGCAGCAGATACTAGTGCAGGTTCGTTTACAATTTTACTCCCAGATGCCTCAACAGCAACCGAGGGTCAGACTTGGGTTTTTAAAGATGAGGGCGGTGTAGCTCCAGCAAACAATCTTATTATTCGTCCTTCAGTGGGCGGGCAAACAATTGATGGAAAGGGTGAGATTAGATTAGAATCATCCTATGCCGCAATTCACATGTACACAGACGGAATTAGCAAATACTTTATCTTCTAAGCAGTAGATTTTTTTTTGTACGATGCAGTATTTTTTGTAGATTCTTAAAAACATCTCCCTATATATGGGTGGATGGGATACTCATTTATTGAGTCGCTTTTTATAAAAGCGTCTCTTTGGGTGGATATCTGCGTCCACATATTTTAACTTATAGGAGATAAACAAAATATGGCTTATAAATTTCAACATGGACAAGCAATCCTTTCTGGTGCATTAGATCAAGAGGGCTCCATTGACATCAAAGATGATGGCTCTGGGGAATTCGAGTTAAAGCACGATGGTAACACCATCCTTAACTCTTCCCGTGCTCTTGGTAACGTGACATCCATTTCTGGTTCAACGTCCATTTCTGGTCGAGACCTCGTTCTTGACGTTGGCGGTAAAGTTGGTATTTCAACTGACACCGACCTCTTAACACTTACTGCTAATCAAGTCGCAGTTGCAGGTAAGGGACAATTCGTTAACGCCGCAGGGCAAGCTTCCGCACTTACTGCTTCCGCTCGCGTAGACGCAATGGGTCTTCGTATCGATACAGGTGGTGTTATCGGAACCGCAGGAGACAATGATCTCTTGACACTTAACAACGGCTCACTTGTCGTCGCTGGTGCAGGTTCTTTTACCGCTGGTAATCTCGCCGCTGCCGCTGGTGCTGTTTCTGGTTCTA